GTGAGTAATATATCTTGGCTATTAGATATACTAATAAATATTACAGATTAACTGAAACATATCTAATCTTTACACTATCAGGCATCTCATTTAGTAAATCTAAATCTACACCTTCTGGTAGTTCAGTTATGTTTAGTTCTTGTTTTACTTGTTCTAGTGTTAATGTATTTTCCATATTATCTCCTTTTAGTTTATTTGTCCCCAACTTGTTCCATTGTGGAAGTATAAGTTAGAACCAGATACTGCAAGTTGTCCAACTCCACCTGCTGGTAGTGGGTCTTGTGCTCCCAATTCCAACACATCATTCATAGTTACTTTAGCATTGTTGGTAGTTACTGCATTATTGGTTGTTAAACCTGTAAAGGTGTGTTGTCCTGTAAAGTTTTGAACTCCTGTTAAGTTAATGGTATCTGCTTTTATATTTGCAAAAGATGAACCACCTGCTTCTATAAGATTGATGTAATCATAATTGAAATCATCACCAACACCCAAGGTCATTGCAACTCTATCTTCACCAACCACTACTTCATTCACCCTTGTAAAAGTTGAGTCAAATTTAGTCATTACAAAAGCATTATCGTAATTTGAACTTGGATAATTTTGAATACCAAAATAGTTGTGTGTATAAATTGTTCCGTTAGAACCAGTATAAGGGCTAATTGTAATAGAATCTAATTGTCCATTACTAGTTAGTGCATCTACGGTTTGGTCTAATATTTTAGTTGATTCAAAGTTTCCATCAGGCAAGAAAGAGATTTTACAATTATTTAGAGTTTCAAAGTTCATTGCAATACCCGTCTCTTGTTTAAAATAAGAGAAATCTACTCCTACAACGGTTTGTTCAAATGAAGTTACATAAGGGCCTGCTCCTTCTCTAGCAAATCGTTGTGTTACTAGGCCATTAGTAGCTTGTAAACCTTGATATGGATAAGAGAATACAATTGTTCCTAATGATGATTCTGCTGATTGTGTTACAAATAATCCACCACCTACGTTAATAGTACCATTTGGATTTGTGTATATGTTACCTGCGCCTAAATCAATTTCAAGAGAACTACCACCAGCAGGAATAGATGATATATTGTTTGTATATAACGTTTCTGTTCTAAATTCACCACTAGATGATAATTCACCACTAAAAGAACCAGTAAATGTTGATGTACCATCTGTTTTACCAAATGTATCTGTAATAATTTGTCCTGTTACATCTAATACTGTATTTGCAGATGATGAGCCTATTAAGTTTATAGTATCTCCTGCTATTGTTGTTGTTCCTCCTATATCTGCTTTAAATACTTCATATGCAGCTGCACCACCACCTGGTATAAACTGTAATTCAATTTCTGCACCAGGTAATCCATAATGATTTTCTAATTTAGTAGTACTACTACCAAAAGATAACTTACCTAAACTTGCACTTACTTCATTTGCACCTATTGTAGCTATTCCTGTTATTGTACCAACATTTTTTATTTGTCCTCCAACAAAACCATTAGGTGCAATTATTTCTAATGGTTCCCAAGGTATTGATGATGTATCACCAATTATTTTAAGTGATGATGTTGTAAATGTATAATTTACATCTCCATTTTGTATTCCTACTGACCCACTAATTGTTTGGTCACCATTAAATGTGTTAGAGCCTGTGGTTGCTAATCCTTCAGGTGTAGGTGTAATAGAAGAAGATGCAACTGTTGTTGGTACTCCATCTGAATTACCTACCCAAAGATATCCTTCTTGAATGTTTGGTAAATCATTACTTCTACCAATTGCTGATACAAGTATTTCTCCACTATTTTGTTGTCTCCTACCTACTATACCAACATTTTGTATTAAGTTAGTTCCAGTTGGTTTAACATTTGTTAATCCACCTCCTACTGCAACATAAAGAGTATCACCAACATTGTAGTTTGGAGTTTGTGTATCTATATTTTGTAGAGTTCCCAATGCAACCATTTGAGTGTTAGTGTTTTGTGATACACTCTCGTATGCTACACCATATGCTGGCATTTTAGTTGGGTCACTTGCATCTGCTTTTCCAACAGTTACTCTATTTTCTCCACTACTAAATCCAGTTACATATAATGGGTCACCCTTTACAATAGCTTCATCTGTTCTAATTTCAATCTGTGCTCTATCTGCATAATCAAAAGAAAGATTACCAGCTCCATCAGTTCTAAGAACCATAAACTCTGTACCATCTACGAATGTAGTATCTGTAAGGTTTACTTGTGATGAACCTGATACAATACCACTTGGGATGTTAGATAGTTCAGGATAACTCACTTGTGAACTTCCACTTACTAATCCACTTGGTTTATCTTGTATATTATCCCAAGTTGGGTCTACAACATTCTCTGCATAAGATGCAGTTAAAGCGTAAGATGATGTTATATCTAATTCAGATACAACAGAACCTGTCCCATCATAGAGAGTTGAAGTGGTTACATCTTTTTGTAGTAGTTGTCCAAATGAACTACTGATTGGTTGATTTGTTAAATTATAGTTTGCCATCTGTTTTTATCCTCTTATTGTGGTAGATAACCATATCTTGAATTTGTTATTTTTAATCCCAACTTTTCAATATCAGCTCTTACACCACCTCTAAAAACGATTGGTGATTTGAATTGTGTATCTCTATCTGGAAATATATCTTCGTTTTGTTCTGTTCCATATTCTGGAAAAGTACTACTGTTATAACATAAGAAATCTACCAATCTTTCACTAAAGTATTCTGCTTTGTTTTTGATTGATTGTCTTTTCTTATCGTACAATGCTAAATCAGCATCTATGTTATTTTCACCGCCTGTTGGTTTAACCAATCCAGCGTTTCTTGGTCTTAGGTAAATAGTTTCTAATGATTCATAATAAGACCAGTATATTAAAGTATCTTGGATGTAATCATCTACAAGTGATTTATAAACACCTGTTAGAGAATCTGATTGTACATCTGCAATTATTTTATCATATAATTTAGAACCCAAGAGACGAGTAATGTGGATTATCTGTGCTTCTCGGATTACTGATGAAATTAAATCAACATCTAAGTTATTGTTTATATCTGTAAACCTTTTTAATTTACTCTCCGATATTAGTAGGGTATTCTCCATTTGTAATCTCCTTAGTTTCTATATTATCTTCTAATTGTTTATCATCACCAATTTCTGCTTCTACTGATGTTACTACTTCAGTTTCTTCACCATCCTCAAATATTCTTACTTGTTCTATACCTAATCCACCAGTATATCCATTACAATAAAGTATCTCTTCAAATGTAGTTAGAATATCTGATTGTTTTGGTTCAATCACATTTTTAAGGAATAGTGCCTGTGCTTCTAACATTTCTGTTCTTCCTCCCAATTGTCCTTCGGTTTTAATTCCTAATAACATTGGAGATACGATACGATGTGATGTTAAAATCTTTTGAGTAACCATATCATTAACAGTAGTATAATAACCATCAGCTCCGTTCTGTGGAATGGGAGTGATGATTGGTGCCTCATCCTTATTTGCCACATCCATATAAATAAGAGAACCTGCGTTATCACTTCCTGCATATGCTGTTCTTAATTGTCTTTCAATTGTTTCTCTATCTTCTGCATCCGCATTGGTGAAGGTTGTAATAGATAGAGATGGTGCAAGACCATTCTTTATGTTGTTTGTGTGGAAATTATCTATTTCCGCATCTAATGAAATAATGTTTAACCCTCCTTGGTAATCAGGTAGTGGATAATATTTCATACCAGGTCTGTAAGGGTTAAAGTAATATAATTGTGATGGAGAAGTTCTATCCAATTTGTTAAATCTTGGTAAGAATACCATATCATCATCACTTACTCTCAATCTTCCTTTGTTTTCAAATTCAGATGAAATAAAGTAACCAGGTACAATTCCTCTCTCATTACACTTGTGAGCTCTTACATAAGAAAAATCAATATGATAAACATCTGTAATCTTTGTTCTATCGTTTGACCATATCACTTCTAATGCGTATCCACCAAAGATAGCTCTATCTAAAGCAACTTTCTTAAAGATATCGTTCCAAGATTCTCCATCTCGGTTTGCTCTATCTAAAATACTCTCATCTTCTGCAGTTAAACCACCACCAACGATAGCATCAGCTATTGAATTGATTGCGGTTGAGTTGATTGATGATTTGTTGTATAATTCTATTATATAAGATGGGAAATCATTTGTTTCTCCATAATATACGATTTTCCCCTTATCATCTTCAAATACTCTTGATGATGGGTATAATGCTTCACCATACTTGGGAATAATCATTAATTTATGTTTGTTTAATTTTTTCATCTGTTATCCTTGATAAACTGTATATGTTGCATTCTCATTAGATGATATATAATTCTTCTCAATGGGAGAAACTGAGCCACTTACAAATACCCTATCTTGGTATTTTAAAGTAGAAGTTGAAGTAATTTCTTCATAGGTAACACCACTATCTGTTCCAGCATAACTCCACAATTGTGATGTTCCTGTCCAAGAGGTTTCTGTTGTTCCCCATACTAAAGGTTGACCTGTTATTTCTGGTCCATACCATACTTCTAAATTGTAGGTAGTTCCTGGTAATCCTTTAACTTGTTTTCCATTGTATTCTGTTGAGGAAGATATATCAAAACTTAAAACCTCCCAACGAAGATTGTTTGTATCTTCGGTGGATGATGTTGTAAAAGTGATACTTGCTAAATCAGTATCATTTTCTAAGGTAGGGTAAATTACAATATTGTAAACATAACCATTTTCATAAGAACTCGTTACAAGAGGTGTATCGGTTTCTTTTTGGTAGGTTATAGTGTTTGTTTGGTTTTCTTTTAAAGTAATCATATCTCTCCTTAAAATAAGAAATAGGGGGGTATAGAACCCCCCATATTCTTAAATTGCTTATTGTGAAATAGTAATACCTGTCAATACTGCACTTAAATCAGCACCCGATACTGGTATCGATGGTTCTGGTTCTTGAGCTGTAAAAGTTAAGGTATAACCATTAGCATCTCCAATTGCTGTTCCTGTTTGACCCTGTCCTCCATTAAGTTGAGCCCCATACACTTTTCCAACATAGAAGAATTTGTCTCCACCAGTTCCTGCGTTGTTAGTTTCAACAACGATTTTCAGGTCAGGGTTTTGAGCTAAAATCTTCATTTGATTTCTAAGTGCTGATTGCATCTTTAGGAAAACAGCATTTATAGTAGACTCGTAGAAAACTGTTCCATTCTCAGTTGAACCATTAATGGTTTCTGTGAAATCAGAAGTTCCTCTGGTCAAGTCAAACTGATAAAATACACCATTACCACTTAAGTCAGTAATTTCACCTGCGGTTTCAGTTACTCCACTTTCTGGTAATGAGCCAGACAGGATATACAATGTTTTGATTCCACCTGCGTTATCGCGGCATCCAAGGGCAAAGCCCGAATTAATATCACATGACATCTTATATCCTCCTTTTAGTTATCAGTTATTATAAATTGTTAGTCACCCAGTATTCTGGGAATGCTACTTGTACACCTAATTTGGTTACAATTCTGTGTTTCAATTGGTCACCATTGATGTCATACCATAATTGGAAGTTATCCAAATCAGATACTAAATCAGTACCGATTACGATATGTCTTGCTGGACCTGTTACGATTCGGTTAGTACCTTGTAATCCAACAGTACCTACGATTGTAAGGTTAGCAAATGGGTGTCTCATTGACATTAAAGAACCTCTGTTCTCAACCGCTGCTGGGTCAAAGTAGAAGTTGTTTGCTTTTCTCAATCCAACGATGTATTTTCTAAAGTTAGGAATTGACATAAATACTGTCAAATCATCTCTATCTTGTACATCAACTGCTAAAGATTCTAGTTGTTCATCAACGATATCAAGTAAGTTATCAGATGTTGGAGCTGATGAAGATACAAAAGTTGCACCTGAACCAGAAGCCAATAAAGTGTTTAGACCATTAGTACAATCTCCAGCTGCAGTAGTTGCAGTCCAGATAAACTCATCATTTTTCTTTTGGAAGTTAGCTACCAATTGAGAAGTATATTCTTCTACAAATGCATAAGTTTCAGGGTAAGAACCATTTGGTCCTAACAACCCGATGTATTTAGAATCTAAATCTCTAATACATAGTCCATCGTGTGAACTTCTTTGACACACTAGAATATCTCTTTGTGTGTAAGTTACTGAACCTGAAGGTGTAGTTACACATCCTTGTCCGTCTTGGATTACTAAATCCACTTCTTGTAAGTTAAGAGGTTCTTTATATTTGATTCCCTCTTTTACAGTCACATATTCTGCAGTTGAACCAGCAATAACCGATTTTACTAGTAATTCACCAGCAAGTTCGTTATTGAAGTTATCAAGAGCAGCTACATTAAATCCTGCCATAATTAATTTCTCCTTTTAGTTCTTCTTACGAAGTTTCAACAATCTCTCAAACTGTGCTTTCTTTTTAGCATCAGCTGGGTTATAAGATATATCAGTTGAAGTTTCTCTACCGTAAGTTGATTTTTTGTTAGTAATTGTTTTTTCAGTTGCTGGTGCAGCGTTGAACTGTTCCTTAACTGTGTTAATTTCACCCATTAATTCTTCTTTCAAAGCGGTGAATTGTTCTTTGAATTCTCCTCCAATCATTTGGATTAGAGCTTCGTGTAGTTCGTTGATGTTAACATCTGAAGATTCTCCTTCGAATTCTTCTTCTGTTGCTTCAACTTCCTCACTCATTTCTTCTTCACTTTCTGCTTCAACTTCTGTTGCTGATACTTCGGTAATTACACCTCCTTCCGTCTCGATGGTAATATCACCCGCTAAAGCGTGTTCTCCATCCGGTGCAGGGATGTTTCCATCCTCAGTAACAACGAAAATCTCAATTCCTGCAGTCAACTCCTCACCTGGATAAGATAAGGTTAGTTCACCATCAGCAGTTGTGATTTCGCCAAAAGTTTCTTCAGTAGTTTCTTCTGCTAGGGTTTCTTCAACAACTTCTTCAGATGCAGTTTCTACTACTTCTTCTGATAATTGTTCTTCAACAACAGTTTCTTCTACTTCGGGAGCATCTACTAAATTGAAATGTTTTTTCACTAATTCTTTTAGTGCGTTTTTCATAATAAACTCCTTTTTGGTTATTTAATCTGTGATTCAAACGAACCTATCTCAGCCTTTGAGTCAACAACTACCAACGTTTTACCATTAGTCAACTTGTATTCTCCATCTGGCATTATAGCCTTTCGTTCTCCATCTTCTAAAATAAAAACAACATATGATTTTTCATCGATGACTATTTCAGTTCCACCATCTGTTGTTCTATAAAAGAATCTTTGTTTAGATGAGTTAATCATATAATCAGCGAACATCCCCTCGACTGAGAATCCCGACACCAATCCAGTCTTAACATAATCTTCCCAAACATCCTTATTTCTTACTTTCATTATACCGAACCAAGTACCTTTATCGTACTTTTCTCCAGTCAATGAATATGATTTATCTTTTTCTGAATCATCCACAAGCCAAGATTCAACTAATGTAATATCTTTTAGTTTCTCTTCTTCTGAATGTTCGTAATTTACTTCTCCTTGGTATCCTTGTTCCAAGTATTTGTATGATATCTTCTCAATGGTATCTGGTGAAAAATATACATAATACTCACCATTAAAATCATCATAACGATAGATGAGTTTATTTGGAACCATTAATGGACAAGCAATAATTTGTTTTTTTTTATTTGCTTATGAAAATTTAGAGTTTATGGTATTTGAGGTCTGTGCTAAATCTGCTCAATTTTGATTTCTGTTCTTTGTAGTAATTG